GTTTTTTTTTTTGTGGTTCGATGATGAGAAGCAACCGTTTTGCCCAAACATGTATTACTGCAAGTATGATGTTTTTATTCCACATCCTTAGTGCGTATTATGTATGTTATGTTAAATTAAGGCATAAAAAGAGGTCGCAAACCCCAATCTGCTCCCTATTCTTAATCCAGCATTAAACATAACTGTATTTACCATAAAATACCTAATAATCATATTTATCATTTGACAATGTTAAGTATGATTATTAGTGACATTGTCACTGTACTTACGTCAATTGTGTGCACCAAAGTGTTTCTGTAATCCCTTGATTTGAAAACCTGTTACCAACCTTTCAAATGTGTTTAGGTTTGCTTCGCTAAAAAAGAACTCCACACTAAGGCGGAGTTCTTGGATATTTTGGCAGCTTGTTTTTGCTGCTTAAATTTGGGCTACGCGATTACACCATCAATCCTTTTTTGTGAACCACGTCTGACCACGCCATGCTGATCGCAGCTTGAGATTTACTCTCTAGGCTGTCGATAAAGCCATTGTCACCCGCTTGCGGTTCAAAACCACTCATCGCTTGAACCAGAGCGTCAATCGCACTATCCGATAACATGGTGTATTCACGTTCACCCGACAGGTCTTTCTCACTCATTCCGATAACCACTTGAGCGCGGTTACCATTAAAGTAATCACTGAATGTCACCGAACCAATATGCTCAAACTTCGATTGGTCACTGTCGTTAGACGGATCACGCAAAATCGACAGTTTCAGGTCATACCCGCTGCGCTCGAACCACAGTTTCTGCCAATCGATACCATTGAAGACAATGTTATCTTCGCTGCGAATGTCTTCCACAAGGTTGTCGATAACATCACCGCTCACCACAAAGCTGTCCACATCCGTGCCACCTTTGAAAGTATTTTGATAACCACCAAGTACCATCAGATCACGGCCTTCACCACCGTTGAACTGGCTGAACTTAGAGATGGCCGTTGCAATCAGGTGATCATCTCCATCACCACCGTTTAGCACGGCATGGTAACCCATCAGTTTCACCACATCGTTACCCGCACCGGCATTGATACGGTTATAGTTACCAAAGATATTGGCAAAGTCATTACCTGCTCCGAGTTCCACTTGGTTATTGTTGCCAATCGTAACGGAGTAGTCTTGATCATCTCCCGTATCCACACGGTTGAAGTTGCCAGAAGTCACCACATAGTCACGGCCTGAACCGGTATCAATTTCACCACCTTCGCCAAAG